GATACCCGGGTGATTTTGGTAATTTAGTTAACAACACAGTACAAAAAATGTTAGCTGATGTTTTATATGTTGAGGGTAGAGAAAGATTAACAGAGTGGGATAGAAGTTATGAAACTGCATACAATCATGAACTAAAAGAGTTTCATTCCAAACTACCAGTAGATGATAAAGATAAGTTTGGCAGGGAACAGGTGTTAAAATATGCAGAGCCTTGCATTAAGATTACAGAAAAAATTATAAAAGAAATAGTTGGTAAAAATAAATTAGTTTGTGAAAGATATATTGATCATGCAATAGATCTAATGATTAAAAAAATTACTGGCAGAATAGATTACGAAACAAAAAATTTTTTTATAGAATTAAAAACAAAACCACCAAAGACATCAAAGGTTAGAAACAAAGAAGAATTTAAAATGAGATCACAGGATCTACCTTTAGAACCACAGATCGAACACTTAACACAGACTTCATTCTACTACATGGCAACTAAAAAAATTCCTTATCTAGTTTATACTAATGATAAGGAGTTTAAGCTCTTTGATCAGAGCCATGAGTTGATGAAGCCTGATCATCTGGAATATCTTTATAATAAAATGATAGAGAAAATTTTATTGTGGGAAAAAATGATCATGTATTGTGATGGAGACATAGAGAAGTTAGCTTTAATGTGTGAGCCACCAGATATGGATCATCCTTTTTATTACAGAGATTTAACAGATGATCAGAGAAAATTAATAACTAAACTATGGGGAATAAAATGACAAGAACCTGTACTCATACAGGAAGCTCTGAATGTTTAGAGTGTGATGTATGGGATGAAATAAAAAAAAATCATAAACCAATTTATGATGAAATATCAAAAGTACATACAATAACAACAAATCAAGATACTTTTGATTATTATAAAAATAAATTATTAACAGAGAGGAAATATGATAAATAAAAAAAATATGGAGATATGGGAGCAGCTAGAAAAAACAAATCCTAAATACACTAAACCTGTCAACAAAGGTTGGGGTCCAATAACAACAATCGATCCAATGTATCAAATCAAAATGATGACAAATCAATTTGGTCCGATTGGTAAAGGTTGGAGCTATCATGTAAACTATCATTACACAGATAAATTAATCTTTGCGGAAGTTAGCGTTAAGTATTGTTTAGATGCTGAATGGAGAGAGTTTGGTCCAGTGTGTTCAGTTGCACCACTTGGAAAAAACAATGGTAAGTTAGATGATGAAGCACCAAAGAAAGCTATGACCGATGCACTAACAAAAGCATTTAGTCATATAGGTTTATGTGCGGATGTATTTTTAAATGAGTTCGATGGTAATAAATATGTCATCGATGACTTTGATGATCAAAATTCTGTAAAAAAAACTACAGGATCTACGTTGAATAACAATGTAGCAAATATAAAAAGGAGACAAAATGGATAATATATTTATCAATCTAGTAAGAAATCCAGATTGGAAAGCGGGAACTAATTTACCCGTATATGTTGGTCCACCAAACACTAAACACCCCGGTAAAAATTGGAGAGTTGGTGTTCAAATAAATGGTCAATGGTACAATCAAGCTGCCTTCCCAGCGAAAGATAAAGATGGGAATAAAATAGAAGGTGGTTTGACAATAAAACTAGAGCCATCTAAGTCTAGTAAAAAAAATGACTTTGCTTCTACATCTAGTAGTGGTAAAGATGAGTATACTTTCTAAATGAAAGTATAGTTTATATAGGTGGGGTAGGGTTTTTTTTCCCTTTCTTTCATGTTTCCCTATCCCGCCAAAGAAAGGAATTATGAATAAAAAGATTACAGAGATAGACCCAGAGATTAAAAAAAAGATAATACAAGATAGAGAAAAAGACTATGGAGATTATCAATATAACTTCACTGTACTAGCAGAAATGTTTACGCTTGTACTAGCTGATATTTTAAAAAAGAAAATTAAACCACACCAAGCAGCTCATTTGATGATGGCTCTTAAATTATTTAGGTCCACAAGAGGCTACAAAGCTGATAATTATCACGATTTATCAGTGTATAATGATATGGCATTTGCCTTACACAAAAAAGATATAGACAAAAAGGTATAGATATGCATAAATATAAACGAATCATTAACGGGGAGTGTCATTTTCAGATGATTGAACTCTTTGATGATGTAGAGAAAGCTGCAAACAACTCGAATAGAGGAGAGTTTGTAGAATGCAATATTCAAAATTTAAAAATGGATTTTGCAAAAGTAGTAAAGGAGAAAGATGGAAGAGTTAAGAACTCGTCTGCAAAAGTACAGGGATCTTCAGCAGAAAAAACATGAGAAGTTCCTTGAAGCAAAGCAGAAAGTTTATAAGTATCAAAAAGATTCTTATAGATTGCTTTGGAAGATAGAGCAGACAAAAGAACAATTAATGAGAACATAACTCATTAATTTACATCGCTAAAAAAAAACAAATAAATCTGTAGGGAATCTATGACCATAAATGTAAGTAAACATTACGAAACACACAAAAAAAAATTAAATCAAAATCATTTTATCTATAAAGTTAAGAAAGCATTTTACCTTCTTACGAGCCAAGAAGAAAGATTATATGAGGTAGGGTTCTCGGAAGGGTTTTTATACGCTGCTAATCTTTTACAAAGACAACCTATAAAAGATAGCAACGTAAAAAAAATTATTGGTTATAATATTAGAAGAGCAAAACCATCAGATGTTCAAGCAGTAATTAATAAAGTGTGTATACATTTTGAAGTTCATAAAGAAGTATTGATGAGCAAGAGTAGAGCTGAAGAAATACTACGAGCAAGAAACGTAGTACATAATTTATTAGTTGAAAAATTTAATATAAGTTTAACAGAGATAGGTAGATACTTCGGTCAAGATCACACTACAGTTTTAAATTCTATTCAAATGAAAAAAGATGAAAGAAGATTTTGGAGTCCGGAACAAAGTCTTTGGCAAGAATACGAAGAGATAAAAAAAACTATTAGCTAAAACTTCTATAACGTTTTACCTTAGACGCAATACTTTTTGGTTGTCTACTAAATTGTTTACCAGATCTTTTAGCTCTTCTCTTTGCAGCAGTAGTTCTTGCATACTCTGAAGCAGATAAACTTTTTATCGCTGCACTTGGAAGATACCTCTCTCCAGTAACTGATGATTTTTTGCCAGATTTTGTTCGCCATTTTTGTTTACCCCAAGCCTTTAAACTTCTTTGTGATTTGCTTAAAGCCATTATCTGTACCCACCACCTTTTGCTTTGTAAGTCTTAGCAAGTAGTTGAGCTTTCCTAGCGGACCATTGTCCAGCAGCAGTACCCATAGTTCTTCGAGCCTTTATCTGCTGAAACAATCTCTTTCTTAAAGCAGGTTTAGTATAATTACCAGCTTTATTTACACTACTTTTTTTTGCCATTTTTCTTTTTTTTCATTCTAAGTTTTCTAAAGTCAGCTGCTTCTAATTTATTTGGATTACCAGCAATTCTAGCAATCTTCATTTGTTTAGCAGAATATTTTTTACCCGGCATTAATATTTACCTTTTGATTTCATCTTCATACCTTTTTTCTTAGCGTATGCTTTTGCTTTTTTCTTACCAGCTTTTGTGTAGCTGAACTTCTTTTTTCCTACCATCGGCATATTGTTTCTCCTTTAGTTTACGTTCACAATAGTTATCAAAACAAGAACCATCTTTACCATTATGGCAAAAATACTTCTTGGTATAAGTTATAATCCATCCACCTTCATTACTCAATAGTTCTTTTCCACACTCTCCACAAATACCACAAAGTAATACTGTTGATTTTCTTTTAACCCATCCTTTTTTTTTCATTAACAATTCCAAGCACGAAGTGCTTTGTTAATTCTACTATTAGGATCTCTTGCAGTTTTACGAGATGTTAACTTCTTCTTCATGCCTTTCATTCTCGCACAAAAACTAGCTCTACGTTTGTTGCCTACCTTTTTACTTGGTGCTTTTAAATTACCGCCAGTAGCTCTGTTGTATGCACGTCTACCTGCTGCATTCAATCCACCTTTAGGATTCTTTCCTGCTTTACGTTGCCATAGTGGTGTCTTTGCCATAATTACTCCAGTATAAGTGATTTGATAGATTTTTCACCCATATAAATTTCTGTTTCTGCAAGTGATTTTATACATTGATATTCTATATTTTGTGATGCACCTCTCGAAGCAACCCTCTTACCTTTAAGACATTCAGACATAGAGTTTTGTATTCTATGCTCCTTAATCTCTCCATTAACTATTAATAAAAGTGCTATAACAATTTCTTGCATCAGTGTGTACCATTTGTATATTTCATTTCTCTACTAGCATCTTTTAATTTTTCAATATCATTTAATGCTTTTTCTAATTGTTTCTCAACGTGTTCAAGCATTACTTGATTATGAATATTTTTATCTAATAACTCTTGATGCTTTTCTATTGTTTCGTACAAATCTTCAAGTAATAAAAACTGTTCTTTATCTACTGTAGTTTGTTCACTCGCTTTTAATAGATCAGCGTTCATTAGTTCTCTTGATGTTTCAAGAGATGTAAGTCTAGCAGTAATTTCTGTGTAAGCAAAGATACCCATAGCTACACCTATAATAATACCAATCATATTTTTAATTGGCATAGCAACATTTGTATTTTCACTTATCTTCATTTATTCTCCATTAAATAAATCTTCTGGTGCAGTTTTCTTTTTCTTCTTCTTTGGTTTCTTTGTAAATGTTTCATCTACCCATGCTACCCATTTATCCAATGTTCCAAACAAAGTATATATAATTTTATCAATCACATTCCACCTCTATTTTTAGGTTTATAAGATCTTTTCTTAT